TAAATAATAAACCTTTCATTATCACTTACTATTCAGCGAGTGATAAGAAAACAATAACAAGAAATGCATTATGGACAGATAAGTGCAGATATTGGGTATCAAAAAGTGGTCGAATGTTGATGACTTATTTTGATATCGACCAAGATGGATATAGAACTGCGTCAGATAGTTGGAGTATCAAACTATGAGTTGGCAAGTTGCTTTTATCAATGTAGCCATATTAATTTATGGCTACATAATTTTAACTATAATCGGAGTATAAATTATGACTAAAGAACTGAACGAAAAACTTTTTTTCATCATTAAAAAAGAAGCATGGAATTGGGGAACTCAATATACAATCCATGACCATAAACAATACGACTTAACTACTGCTGTCAGAAAGTTGTTAGCATTAGATGAGTTGAACGAGGACAAGAAACAGATTTCGTTTCACTTACAAGAAGTTAATTTTTCAATGGTTGATAAACCATTAAGATTAACTGAAGAAATGGAAGTGAAGAACGAACAATCAGAAATGCCTTTCTGATTAATCTCGCAGTAGGGTTTGTGGTTTAGGTATGAGCCACAAATCCTACACTATCCTATGTGCAAACTGCATACCTCAAGCCATGTAATAAATGCATAGTGTGTTGCAATAGAGGTACCACAACATCTTGATTTTTTTGCTTGAAACCTTGGGCGGGCCCACCCTAAACCAGACAAGGGGTCCCAAAGTCATACATATATGTAAGATTTAGACTCTTATAGACTAACTTTCAAAAGTGGGTTATAAAAAAATATTATAAAAAATTTTATGGAAAATTTTTCAGGATTGACTCCAGAAGAAAAAGCACGACTTTTGGATCTAGAAAAGAGTGTAGAATTAGATAAAGCCAGACCCATAATCAAAAAAGACTTTTTGAGTTTTGTTAAATACGTTTGGCCTGAGTTTATTGAAGGTTCTCACCACAAAAAAATTAATAAAAAATTTAATGATCTCGCTAGCGGGAAAATTAAACGTCTGATCATCAACATGCCGCCAAGACATACAAAGTCGGAGTTTGCCTCATACTTACTCCCGGCATGGATGGTTGGCCTCGATCCCCGGTTAAAGATCATTCAAGCAACACACACGGCTGATCTAGCAATCGACTTCGGCCGTAAGACCAAGAACCTAGTAGACCAAGAAAATTATAAACAATTGTTCGATACAAGACTGATGGAGGACTCTCAGGCCGCTGGTAAATGGAAAACGGAACAGGGAGGAGAATACTTTGCTGCCGGTGTTGGTGGAGCAATCACAGGTCGTGGTGCTGATCTACTAATCATTGACGACCCACACAAAGAACAAGATATTAAAAAAGATAGTAAGTCATTCGACAAAGCATGGAACTGGTATACGTCAGGTCCTAGGCAGCGTTTGCAACCTGGGGGAAGAATCGTGGTTGTAATGACACGTTGGAGTACAAAAGATATTACCGGACAATTACTCAGGGCTCAGGGAGAAGAGAACTCTGACCAATGGGAAGTTGTAGAACTACCGGCGCTACTTCCAGATGGAAAGCCCGTGTGGCCAGAATACTGGACCAAGGAAGAATTAGAGAAAACCAAAGCATCTATTCCAGTTAACAATTGGAATGCGCAGTATATGCAACAGCCAACAGCTGAAGAAGGTGCAATATTAAAACGTGACTGGTGGATGAACTGGGAACATAAGAATCCACCTAGTTGTGACTTCATCATACAATCATACGATACAGCTTTTTTGAAAAAAGAATCTGCCGACTACAGTGCGATAACGACATGGGGAGTTTTTAAAGATGATGATGGTAAACAGAATATTATATTGCTAAACGCCTTCAAAGATCGGTATGAGTTTCCAGAGCTTAGAAAAGTTGCTCATGAGGAGTATTTATATTGGCGTCCTGATATGGTGATCGTGGAGGCAAAGGCCTCTGGAGTGCCACTGACGGCAGAGCTGAGGGATATGGGAATCCCAGTAATTAACTTTACGCCGAGCCGAGGAAATGATAAACATGCAAGAGTAAACTCTGTATCACCGCTCTTTGAGATGGGATTAATTTGGGCTCCTATGCACGAACATTTCGCTCAAGAGGTTGTGGAAGAGTGCGCATCATTTCCGTTTGGAGATCACGATGACTATGTCGACTCCACAACACAGGCAATTATGCGTATTAAACAAGGTGGCTTAGTTCGTAATAAAGACTCGTACGAGGACGAACCGTTACCAGATAGAAGTAGGTTAGAATACTATGGCTAGGAAACAAACCATTGATGCAATACTTGGATTATTTAAGAAACTTGGAGGGAACACTTCCGAGGTCCTTGGCACAAAAACAAATGTAAATTTTTTAGGTAAAGGTAAATCTCCAGAGTTGATGTTGGACATGGACATTAACCAAGAGGCTCTTGCTGTATTACCACAATCAAAAGCAGTAGAAGAATTAACAAATTCTGTAGGCTACGCTGTATCAGGTAAACTGAACGACATACAAGCAAATCAGCTTTTAAAAAATATGCAGAAGATGGACGAGATTTATTTCCCACCTGCAGCGCCAGCAAATATTACAGATCTTGCATCAAGAACAGAAGGACTAACTCCTGGTGGACTTGAAACTTTAAGAAAATATGCAGATGATCTACCTCCTCCAGGTTCTCGTGGAGGTGCAGATGATATTGCATCGCCAGTAGATATACCAGAGGGTGTTGATATTAGAGATACTATATTACCAACAGGTGCAGGTTTAGAGGCAATCAAAAATGTCAAAGGTGTTAATTTAATTGTAGATGATTTAGTAAACAAAATTTATTTAAATGCTGGTGTTGCAGATGCAGCACAACCAGTGGTCAGAGCAAACGCTAGAGAGTTTTTAAACAGAGTAAAAGATTTAACTGATGAACCAGGTAATCCAACTCTAGCATCAGTTATGGAAGCAGATGATTTTAAATTTATGACTGAAGGTGGTGGCGGTGGTATGGGTGATCCATTTTTATTGGTGCAAAAATATTTTGGACCAAAAGTTGCAGCAGCAGTTGCAAAATTAGATGGACCAAATGACATACAGCTATTTGCTGAAAGATTAGTTAGTGTTAAAGATAAAGGTGGTAGAGGCGTTACAGATAGATTCTTTGATCCTGAGTCTGTTGACATAGGTGATTTTGAATTTGCAGATGGCGGACGTGTTCCATTCTTTGCAGGTATGTTAGTTCGTGGTGGTAGAATGGGTTATCAAGCTCTACGTAAATACGGTATTGAAGGTAAAGATATATCAAGACTGTATGCAAGTTTAGGTACAGACAAAAGTTTAGTTGGAAAAGAAAAAACAGAATACTTCAGAACACTTAACAAAGTATTAAGAAATCCAGATGACTTCCCAGATGAAATTATGGAGATTCAAAAACAACTCGGCATAGATGTAGGACTTGGATTTAAAAATGGTGGTCTTGCTGGCATCCTGGAGGTGTAGTGCTAGAGCGTACTAAAAATAGATTAGAATATTTAAGAAGACTTTTAAAAGCTGAACCTCAACCTATATCAATGGAGAGGGCTGAAAAACTTTTTAAAGAAGCTTTTCCAGATACATCAGATTCATATAAAGGAATTTCAAAATATAGAAAAAAATATCCACAATACTTTAAAGGTATTAAGATTTCTGCAGTAACTGATGAAGGCGATAAGATAAGAAATTATTTAGAAAGAATAACTAAAAATAAAACAGAACCTTTTGTAACTAGCACTCCAAAAATATTAAAAGCAGCTAAAGCTGATGCAGGTCCTGCAACTGTAAAAGCTATTGTAAATAAATTTAACGAAAGTGGTGAAAAAGTTTTACTACGAGGTGGTAAACAATTTGCAGGAAATAAATACGACGAACTTTATAAAAACTCAAAAAAATTTAAAGCGTTTTATGACGAAGCTTATAACACCCCTTGGGATGAAGCAGAGTCTTATCAAAAAAATAACGCTTATAGGTCTTTTAAAGTAAGAGGAGCATTTAAACCACCAGCAGGATATACATTAAGCACAGAAGAGTTTTTAAAAAAAGTAGGATTAAAAAAATCTTCTTTAGATACATATGTTAGTGACCCTGACAAAACAACTACGGCCAGATTTATAAAAGATAATTTTAGTTTTAAAATGGGTGCTACTGCTCCTGGAGCTTTTGTATCGGGTAAAGGAACTAAACAGCGTTATTGGAAAGACCCGTCAGATGCTACACTTAGAAAGTGGAATCGTTTTTTAAACGCTAGAATTATAACTAGCGATACGAAAAATAGGGTAGAAACTTTATACGCTAATGATGATATAAAAGATTTAATTTTTAAACAGAAAAAACTTCCAAGCTTACCAGTAGTTCAAGCAGTTTTGAATGACCCCTCTCCTTCAAAAGCTGCAACCGCAATGGCAACATTAGCAAGAGTTTTAAAAGGCGATGAATATAAAGGAGATATCAATATTCCTAAAGACGTTGTTGCAGGTAAAAGAATACTAAATCAAATTGGTGATATTGGAAAACGAAATGCATATCGAAATGCATTTTATAATGCAGCTTTAGCAAATGTAGATCAGTTATATAAAAATGAAGCTGGTGCTTCACTTAGTAGTTTTAAAACAGCTTTTAGAGATGAGCTTAAAAATATATTAGATATACCCGAAAAAGGTAAAGTTCCATTTAGTGTTAATGAAGTAATCGGTATAAGCACAGGTGAGATGAGGGGACTCCAACCTTATTCTGCTTTTGTAGATGTGGTAAGATCCGACATAAACGAAGGACCACTTGCACAATACCAAGGAAGATTATCTAGATCTATAGGGAGAGTACAAGACGCCCTTGCTGTAAACGATGTTAAAGGTGCACAAAAAATTGCAGATGAGTTAATAGCTAACGTTCCAACTTACAAAGGTTTTAAAGACTTATCTAAAGCTCAGTTAGAAAGTTTAGCATTACCAGAAATTAAAATTGGAACAAAAATAGATCCAAATATATTTTCACCTTCTCAGTTAGCTGCGTACAAAGCAAAAGGATTAGATATTCAAGCTATGGCAGACAGAGAAGGTTTTTATCTTGATCCAAAAGGTAGAAAACCTTTTTTTCAAGTGTCTAAAGCACAATTAAAAAAAGTAGCTAGTAATTTATCTAATGAAGAACAACGAGTAGTTTGTGGTTTATTGAATAAAGGTGGGTTAGCGGTTCCTGGTTGTGCAAAAGCAATAGATGAAAACCCTGTAAAATTTTCTCAAATTGTAAGTGAGTCTCCTACAACGAGCACTGCTATGCAAAAACTAAAAACAGCAGCATTAGGATTTTTAAAATCACCAGGCCTTAAATCATTTAGTGCAGCTGGTGCTGTTGGTGCAATTGGTACAGCACTCGTTAAAGAATTTAGAAACGATGATCCGTTAAGTTATTTATCAAACGAGGACCAACAAAAAAATATGTTGGTTGATATGGCAACACAACCAATTACAAGAGAGTTTGAAAGACCATCTATTTTAGATTATCAATTACCTGCAATGGGTGCAACACTTGCAGGTGCAACTGCACTTAGTGCACCATCAACAATTAAAGCTAGCCAAACAAATTTAAAATTTGCAACTAGAGCTCCCGGTGTTGAAAGAAAAAAACCAGGTGTCGTAAGAACTGCAGGAAGAGTTTTAGGAAGAGGACTTGGAGTTGCAGCATCGCCAGCTTTACTTGCACCATTTGCTGCAGCAGATATTGCAGGTCAAGTAGCAGAAGGAGACTCATTAACTGATATAGCAACAAATCCATTTAACTATTTATATCCTGCATTCGCAGACCAAACACCAAGAATGACAAGAGGGTTAAGTCCAACTTTAAGAAAAATAGCTCGTTTAAATCTAGGAAAAGCAGCATTAAGAGGTGTATCTAGAGGAGGTCTTTTAGGACTCGGATTATCTTTAGGTGTTGAAGGAATGAAATTATTAGATGACTAAAAAACTAACAACCACAATACCACCACTTAGAGGGCCTCATCCACAAGGGTTGAATGTTCCTGGAAAAAAGATTATAGTGGTAAAGAACTCGGAGAAAAATAATGTCAACAATAGACAAGTCTCTACCAAACGTAGAGCAGGAAATAAAGTTACCTAGTGAAGAAGAAGTTGTAGAAGCTTCGCAAGAAAACATTGAAGAACAAGTTGGACCAGAAGATATCCAAGTTGAACAAGATGAAGACGGTGGTGCTACAATTACTTTCGATCCGGAAGCTGTAAACCAGCCAGGTACAAATGAACATTTTGATAATTTAGCAGACCTATTGCCTGATGAAGTTTTGGGTAGATTAGGGTCTGATCTGTATGAAAACTACATGCAGTACAAAGCGTCTAGAAAAGATTGGGAAGATGGATACACAAAAGGTCTAGACTTATTAGGATTTAAATACGAGACAAGATCTCAACCATTCACAAATGCAAGTGGTGCAACTCACCCTGTATTAGCTGAAGCGGTAACACAGTTTCAAGCACACGCTTACAAAGAATTACTTCCAGCGACTGGTCCAGTGCATACTCAGATTATGGGTACAGTTACAAAACAAAAAGAAGAACAGTCGACAAGAGTAAAAAATTTCATGAACTATCAACTCATGAATGTGATGAAAGAGTATGAACCCGAGTTCGATCAGTTACTTTTTTATCTCCCTCTTAGCGGCTCTGCCTTTAAGAAAGTTTATTACGATGAACTTTTAGACAGAGCCGTGTCTAAATTTGTTCCGGCAGATGATCTGATAGTTCCATACACTGCAACTTCTTTAGAAGATGCAGAATCAATTGTTCACGTTTTAAAAATGTCTGAAAACGATTTAAGAAAAAAACAAGTATCAGGTTTTTATAGAGACGTAGAAATTACACCAGGCTACTCACAAGAAACAGAAGTAGAGAAAAAAGAAAGAGAACTAGAAGGTGTTAGAAAAACTAGAGATGAAC